TGACCCAAAGGAGGTCACACAATGGCTTATGTCGCAGTCGGTGGCGGACTGAACACCTACGTCCCGTCCACCAACGCCCTCGCAACGGGCGCTCTTCAGGTCGAGTTCACCCGTGCGGTGAACACGTTCCCCATCACCAAGTACGCGCAGATCGTTCCCGCCAACCAGATGACCGGGTACTACCTCCGGCTCAACTCGGATGACAACGTCCGCGTGACGGACGTGAACGAGTTCATTTGGCCGCTCGGCAACGATCGTCCGGTCGGCAAGACCAACGAGCAGGACTTTGTGGCCTTCACGTGCCAGCGATACGCCTACCCGTTCTACATCCCGAACGAGACCGTCAAGCAGGCGGCGTGGGACGTGGTCGCGCAGCACGCTCGCAGCAAGGCGCAGCTCGCCATGACCGCCCGGTCCATGCGTATGGCCACCACCCTCACGGGCTCGGCGGCGCAGACGGCGTTCAACAACGTCGGCAACTACGCGGCGACCGGAACGGCTTCTCCGGGCGGCGGTGTTTGGACCACCTCCACCACCAACATCATCCAGAAGGGCATTCAGGGCGCTCTTCAGAAGATTGCGCTTGCGACTGGCGGCGCGGTGCGTGGCGAGACCGACGTGATGATGGTGATCTCGCCCACCGTGGCGAACCTCCTCTCGTCAACCCAGGAAGTTCGTGACTACGTCAAGAACTACCCCGCGGCGCTGCCCTTCCTGCAGGGCGCGGACACGTTCGCCAAGTACGGCCTGCCCCCGAACCTGTTCGGCGTTCAGGTCGTGGTCGATGACTCGGTCAAGGTCACGACCAAGAAGGGCGCGTCAAGCACGACTCGCAGCTTCGTGTTCGGGAACTCGGCGGTGTTCGTGAGCCGCCCGGGTGGTCTGGTCGGCGTTGAGGGCTCCACGTCCTTCAGCACCGTGCAGCTCTTCGCGTTCGAGGACATGACGGTCGAGAACTGGGACGATCCGAAGGATCGCCGCATCGAGGGCCGCGTGATCGACAACAGCACCTCGGAGCTGGTTGCCCCGGTCTCCGGGTACCTGGTGCTCGACGTGACCACCTGACCCCCCAAGACGCACAGGGGGGCGGGAGGCTTCGGCCCCCGCCCCCCTTGCGTCATAGGAGACACGCATGGCCTACGCGACCTACGCGGACCTCGAGAAGGAACTCGACTCGCGCATCATCGCCGAGCTGTGCAGCGACCAAGGCAACCCGAGCCTCGGCGCGAACCCCGTCACCACGATGGCCCTCGAGCGGGCCACGGCGACGATCAAGGCATACGCCCGGGTGGGCAACATCTACACCGACGCGGACCTGACCGCGCTGGCGAACGCAAGCGACTACCTCATCGTGAGCCTGACCGTGGACCTCGCCACCGAGGTCCTGTTCCAGCGCCGCGCCATGAAGGTCCCGCCGGCGGTCGAGGAGCGCATGAAGCGGGCCCACGAGATGCTCGAGCACCTCCGGGACGGCCGCACGATCTTCGGGGCGCTCGCCAAGGCCGCCGAGGCGGGCCTGCCCGAGGTCCGGGCGACCCCCCTCCAGACGGCCGCGTGGTACAACAACGTGTCCACGAGCGCATTCTTCCCGCAGCGCCGCGGGAACACGATGCCGGGGGGCTGACCGTGGCCCACAGCCCAGGCGACGAGCCAACCCGCCGCGCCATTGCCAAGGCCCTCCGCAGCAAGGAGGTCCGCGACGGCATCGCCGCGGCCGTCGCCCGGTACGCCAAGGCCCACATCGCCAAGGGGGAGGGCCGCGGCCCGTCCGGGCAGGCGGTCGCCCTGAAGCCCCTGAAGGACCTCGAGACCGAGTTCTGGACCCTGCGGAAGCCCAAGGATGCCTCGGCCATCCTCGGCACCCGCCAGCGCACGGTGCAGAAGGTCACCAAGACCAAGAAGGGCACCAAGGTCCGCACGGTCGAGGTGACCGAGTATCGGCTCAAGGGCACCTCCTACCGTGCCGGCGGGCAGCCCCTGCGGGACACGGGGAACCTCGTCCGCAGCATCGGGGCCCGGGCCGAGTACGCGGGGGAGACCAAGGTCGAGATCATCCTGACGGGCCCGCTGTACGCGATCTTCCACGAGCTCGGCTTCGAGACCTCGGGGCCGAACTACATCCCCATGTCCAAGAAGGGCAAGCGGCAGCACGCGACGGGCAACAACCCCGACAGCGAGGGCCTGACCGAGGGCAAGGACTACATCATGGCCTGGAACGGGGTCGAGGTCCCGGCGCGGCCATTCCTCGTACCGACCACGAAGGAATGGTCGGACATCGGGCGAACGATTAGACTAGGGCTCAAGAAGATCCTCAAAGGAAGGTAACCCCCCATGCCTGCAAGCATCATCGTGTCGGGTCCGTGCATGATCCAGGTCGATCTCGGCTCTGGGTACGTGGACATCGGGCAGACCGACAACGACAACCTCCCGCAGATCAGCGAGAACGACTACACGCACGAGATCAAGACGGTCTCGAGCGGGCAGGCCCCCGAGGAGGTGGTCGTGCAGGGCATCGACGCGACCGTGACGGCCACGCTCGTCAAGTGGGACGCGGCGGTCCTGACGAGCCTGCGGGCCCGCCAGCGCGGCGCGTTCAACACCGCGACCATCGGCCGCCTGCTCGTCGCCAACAGCGGCACGTTCGGCCTCAAGATCCTGCCCCTGACGGCGGGCAAGACGGCGTACATCTTCGGCCGCTGCTTCCTCCCGCCCAACGGCGTGGTGACGAGCCAGTTCGGCAACGTCGAGCAGCGGGCGGGCCTGACCGTGAAGGCCATCCCGGGCGCGACGGGCGCTCTCTACACCACCGCCACCACCTGACCATGATCGACCTGACCTCCGACAACGATCCCCTCCTCTTCCGCGCCGAGGTCCCGGCCGGCTTCGTCATCATCCAATGGAACGAGGTCATCGCGGCCATTGGCCAGAAGGACGAGTACGAGCTCGCCGACGTGACCGCGGCCATGCGGAAGGTCGCCCGCACGCCCGAGGTGGCGGCGCAGGCGACCGACGAGCAGCTCTTCGGCCTGTTCGTCCGCATGAAGGCGGCAGCCGAGCGCGTGGGAAACTGACACGGGCGGCCGCCCTCTTCACCGCCACGTACGGACGGCCGCCCTCGGACTTCGACCCGGAGACCGCTATGGGCCTTGCCGTGAACATCCCCGCCATCGAAGCAAGGCAGGCGCTCATCATGGCGCAGGGCATCGCCATCGCCTTCGGCTCGCCCGAGCTGACGCAGCAGACGATCCAGCTCGCCACCGGGGACGCGGCGCTCGCATGGAAGGTCCGAATGCAGATGCAGCATGAGCGGGGTGGCGCATGAGCGTGCAGTCGAACGCAGACGTGTGGATCGCGCTTCGGGACGAGATCCGCACCTGGGCCATCGCGGCCGGGTACGGCGGGGCGGTCTACCTGTCCGAGCGCCCGACCGACGAGACCATCTCGCAGTACGCCTTCCAGATCGTCCCGGGCGGCGACAGCGCCATGCACCCCCGCAGCGGCGTGGGGCTGCTCGAGGCCACGATCACGATCACCGTCTGGTGGCGCAACCTCCTCGACCCGACGAACCGGGCCACGGAGCGCATTGCCGGCGCGTGGGGCATCGAGCAGCCCGTGGACGGCCTGCGGCAGCTCCTCATCCAGAACACGCTCGGCGGCCGCCTGACCATCCCGCTGACGTGGCGGTCGGGCGGCGTGGTCGAGCCCGTGGATGACCTCCCGGGCTGGATGCGCGGCACCGAGACCTTCCTCTGCGCCTTCGAGATCGACTGGAGCGTCTGACCCATGCAGGACCTAGGCAAGATCACCGTGGACGTGGTGACCGGGGAGGGCGGCGGCGGGAGCGGAGCCCCCGAGGATGCGGAGAAGAAGCTTGGCCTCGGCGAGATGCTGAAGGGCCTGCCCGGGCTGTTCAGCGCCGTCAAGGCGAACGGCCTGAACCTCGCCAAGAGCATGGACCTCCTCGACGGCATCCTCGAGGACAGCGGCAGCAAGTTCGGGAGCTTCCTGACCAAGGCGACGTTCGCGCTCGGCCTGACGGCGTTCGCCGCGTCCGCGGCGGTCAAGGCGTTCAAGGCCATCTACGACTCCGTGATGAAGCTGCACCAGTTCATCATGGCCGCGGCGGATGACTTGCGGGAGTTCAGCCCCGCCATCCAGCTCGCGGACATGACGAACGAGATCGCCATGACCATGCAGAAGTTCCGGCTCGGCATGGTGGTCGGTCCCGCCATCGCCAACCAGGTGGCGCAGGCGGGCCGCATTGAGCGCAGCCTCTCCCAGATCCGATCCTTCGCCGCTGGCGTGGGCGCGGCCTTCCTCGCCCCGATCACAGAAAAGATCGCAGACATCTTGGACGAACTTGTCAAGCACCTTCCCAACATTGTTAGCCAACTAGCGCAAATGGCGCAAGGACTTGCGGGAATGCTGAAAAACCTGGGCGCATCACTCCTTGATTTGGGAGGCCCGCTCGGGATGATGGGCGGGTTAGGGTATGCCTTTCTTTATATCGGGCACGCGCTGGACAAGAAAGTGGTGCCAATCCTGAACCAAATCGCCCGTAATACGCAACAGCCCATCGACTTCACGGCGCAAAACCAGCCGTTCCTCAACGACCTACGCCTCATGGGGGCCAAGATTTAGCCATGCCCATCAGCCCAGGCAACACGTACGTGGTGTTCACCTACGACGGGGTGGACTACGAGCTCCCCTACGCCAACGTCACGAGCTACGACCAGCGCCCGGTCTACGCAGAGGACAACTACACCCTCAACCGATACGAGACCACCGTGCAGGGCTCGTGCGTGGTCTCGGACGCGACGAACACGTTCGTGGACCTTGCGACGAAGTTCCGCATGGGCACGGGCCGGGTGGACCGCGTGCGCGTGAGCGTGACGGCGAGCGGCGGCACCGAGGACCTGATCGACGTGTCCTACCCCGACACGATGAACGGGCCGCTGCTGCACCTGACGGCGACCGAGATCAACGGCCGGCAGGCGTGCCTTGTGACCTTTGCGGTGCAGGCGGCAACCGCCTACGCGAGCGATTTTGCCGGCACCGCCGACCCGGCGTGGCCGATCATCTCGAACCGATGGACGCAACGGTTCTCGCTTGACGCTGCGGGGCTCATCACGCGCACGGTGTCGGGCGTGGTCACGTGCAACCTTGCGGCGACGGGCACCTCGAGCGCGGTCGCCGACACCCCCCTGAACGGGGACATCACGGGCAAGTACCCGTGGGCCGACCTGTTTCGGCGGGCTATCGCCCCGGTCAACAACTCGGCCCTCAAGTTCAGGCGCGAGAGCCAGACGTTCGCCTACAACGAGGCGGGCAACCAGCTCATCTACGAGATCACCGACGTACAGGTCCGGGCGCAGCTCCCTGACGGGGCCTTCGCGGGCACGTCGGAGTTCAGCTACGAGCGGACGCGGCAGGGCCTTTCGTGGGGCGTGATGCGGTTCTCGTGCGAGCTCGAGGGCGAGGCCGAAGGCGACACGCGGGCGCTCGTCAACGCGGCCGTGCAGCTTTCGCTTGCCCGCCTGGACTACTCGCGCTGCATCATTGAGCGCATGGTGCTCACCGAGCTCACGCTTCTCAAGAAGGCGCACATCAAGCTAGAGATCGATGCCAAGAGCCCCGCCGTGGACGTGAACAACCCCACGGGCAGCCTCGGAGCGGTCCCGATGGCGAACGTGATTGGGCGCTTCTTCACGGTCAGCCGTTCGTGCGATTGGAAGCCCGACCCCTATGGGAATGGCGGCGTGTTTGCTGCGCCACATTGGAACATCAACCCGACCAGCGCCAAGCCGTTCACGATCCCGTCCGGTGGCCTTGCCATCGCCGACGTGATCGACGCGCTCACGGTCGGATGCCCGATTGGCGTGGCGACGATCACTTTCGTGGGCCCGGACACGGCGATGGCGGCCGCGAACGCGGCCATCGATGTCGGACCCTTCTCGCAGCCCCTCGCGCAGTACGGTGCGTCGGACGGGGTCGTGCAGTCGGTCGAGAAGCAAGTCAGCACCACGATCACCGACACCGATACCGGGGTCCATCGCCTTCAGGTCATGTACGACCAAGGCGCGGACTTCCTCTTCCAGGCGCGGAAGGCGACCGCCGACATCGTGGAGACCACCACGCTGCGGAAGATCAACAGCCCGCCGGCGCGGGTGTTCCGGCCCATGCCTGCGGGCTTCTTCCTCGTCAAGGAGACCTGGCGCGTCACCCACGGCGACGTGGACAGCTCGGGCAACCGGACGTTCACCGGGGTCTGGGAGCGCACCACGCGGGCCTACGACACGGGCGGCGCGACGAGCAACGGCTACGCCACGGACGGCACCTACCGCCGTTGGTGGCCGCCGCTCAACACCGTGACCGCGGCCTACGCGCAGGGCTACAGCCCGACCGACCAGCTGAGCAGCTCGAGCGTCCTTGCGCTGCCCTCGAGCAACGCCCAGACCTACGGGACCGGGGCCTACCCGGGCTACAGCTAATGGTCGAAGCCTTCATCACGGCCGGCGCGAACGTGATCCCGGTCCTCCTGCCCGACGAGAAGATGGGCGAGGTGGCGCGGCAGATCGGCATCCCGCCCGAGGACCTGTTCCGCCTCGACGTGCCGTGCGGCATGACGCAGCACACGAGCGCCAGCCTGCTCGTGAAGCACAGCGACCTGGCGAACCTGTACGCCACGGCCACCGTGAGCCTGACGATCAACGACGGCAGCGGGGCCATCGTCCTGACGGGCCTGTATGTGCGTCCCCCGCAACCATTCCTGTGGCGGCAGTACGGCGGCCCGGTCATGGTTGAGCTCGTGGACCAGCGCTGGTACTGGCAGTTCTCGAGCGGGGCGGTCAACACGCAGGCGCTCGCGCCCCTGTGGTCGAGCGACGGGCGATGGCAGCTGAACGTGGCGGCGTGCGGGCCGAACCCGATCACGAGCTA